CTTGCGTATTTTTCACAAGCCGGTTCTTTTCTGCCCATTTCTTGCTGATTGCTGCATAATCAAAGCCGCTTTTTTCCAAAAATTCGCACAGCACATCCTTATTGATTACAGCCACCGGCGGCTTTTCCGGATGCTCCTCATCCTCATCGATCCTGCCCCAGACCTCGCCTTTATTTAGGGAGTCTGTCCCATTCGGGTTCTGGAACCGCACCGGGTTCTTGGCAATCCAGTTGAGAACCATCTGATAAGACCGCTCCGCTGCGTCTACTTCGTTTGCGCTCCTGAGATACCCTTTCACGTCAGCTATAGTTAACGGAATTTCGTCCGTAAAGATCAATTCTGTAAGTATCCGATCAGCCACCAATATGCAGGACATCGCCATTGCCTGTTTTTCGGTCGTGTCGAGTTTGCACATGGAATCAAAAAGACGCTTGTATTCTTCCTTCAATTTTCTTGTTTCAGTGCCACGCAGATAATCCACTAACATTTTCCCTGCAAATCCATGGTTTTCTTCTAATACCGACACGCTGTAATTTCCATCTTCAAGTAGCTTGGACTCAGCTTCTATTTCTATTACTCTGTTTTTTGACCCTGCCCTGCTGTTCGCTTTAGTAATAGGCTCTTCTCCTGTAAACAGAAAGCTATTGCGCCATGTCATCGTCTCTTTTACACCTCCCGATGCCTTTCCCTGTCCACGCATAATGCCTTCGGTCAGCCTATAAATCAGTTTGTCATAGTTGGTTGTCCATCTATCTTTCACAGTCTGTAATTCATCTCCCGCGAATGGGATAGAGCGCAGGAATGCTGCTGACTCCATATAAAAGTACTGTGTATTGTCCATCGTTTTCACCAGTCCGCCCATTTTAGGATCCCCCCATATGGACATGGCCGCCATTACCGCTACTGTCTTACAGGTGCCTGATTCACCACTCCAGATATGGAATACAAATGGAAGTGCATTTACCAGGCTAAGCAATGGACTTGCCGCGCTCGCTGCAAACGCCATTCTTACGATTTTGTTTTTCCTGAGCGCAGAGCAATGGTCTTTCCACGCATCAAAACTGCCCTCCTGTCTTATATTTTTGAATACTGCATTGAATTTTTCATCGCCATCATAGACAATATCCTGAGCATAAGGCATGAACTCATTCCCTGCCCATCCAAGCCGGTTAATTGACCGTTTAGGGCTTAATTTTGCTGGATTATATCCCACACAGTCACTGATATACTTTACAAGGCTCTTGGCATTCTCCGTGGTAACCTCGATACCGATCTTGCTCAATACCTTCACGATGGCGTTATTGTCAGCGCAGACATCTCTGCCGACTGTTACTTGGCACCATTCTCCATACTTAAAGTAAGCCAGCCGGATCCGTTCATCCCCCGTATCAACATTTTTCAGTATCTCTACTGGAAGGATCGGGTGCGTGCAGGCATTGATAATAACCGGCATTCCCTTATTGTCAAAACGCTGCATGGTTACGCCTAGATCATTCGCCCTCCACTGCCCGCACTCCAATTCTACCGGCTGTCCGGTAAAGGCGGTCTTATTTCCGGTTTCCTTCATCTTCTGCGCATAGTCTTGGAAGAAGGCCTTTAATGTCGAATTAAACTCGCTGATCCGCTTCAATTGCCTGGCCCTGGTCTTCATCCCTTCGATATACCTTGTCCGCTCTACGATATCCTCTATTTCAAAAATCTTATAAAAAACTTCATCTGGGAACGGATCAGCGGGAGTAAGCTCCATCATTCCATCCAGCAATTCGTCTTTCGATTTCTCCAAGTCTTCTCACCGCCTTCCTGTCTGCGTAGTACTTTTCCGGGCATTTCTCCAGGCAGTCCATCCTGTATTCCACGATGGACAGTTCCTGCAGCGCCTCCTCGAAATGCGGGGATGCGAAATCGTTCGCCGCCTCGCAGAGAAGCATCCAGTAGCCCTTCAGGATCGCCATTGCCATCGCCTTGAACTTCTGGAGTTCCCTGTATCTTTCCTGCCGCTCCTGACGCTCCCGCTTCTCTCGGTAGGAAAGCCCTTCCGTCTTTACAGGCAGGGAAAAGTCCTCGATCAGTTTCTTGCATGCCTCTTCATTGGTCAGGCCGAAAAGCCTTCCCACAAATTTCACCACATCGCCGCCTTCGTGGCAGGTAAAGCAGAAATATCCCTTGTCATGCTGGTAGATCTTCATGCTGGGATGGCTGTCCGCATGAAAGGGGCAGAGGCAGAACCCCTGCCGGTTTGTCTGGAGCCCGTAAAATTCGGCCACCTTTTTCATGCTTAATGCCTGTTTTACCTCCTCGTAGTCCTCCCTACATAAATGGCAGTTCTTCATCGATGCCATCCGGAATATTCATGAATCCGTTCTCGTCTGCCGGTCCATACTGCGGGGGCGCGCTGGCGGCTCCTGCGTCATCCCCGAGCAGCTTGTCCTCCGGCACCTTTGCGTCCTTCAAGCCGTCTATGCTGCGGATCTGCGCTATCTTGGTTGCCATGCGCTTTTCCCCTCCAGACGTAAGGAACTCTTCCCTTCCCATAATTGCGCCAAATTTCTTTTTTACAAGCGTTTTTTCATTTCCCTGCTGTCCCCATGGGAAGGAATAGCCAGGATTTGATTTTTCGATACTGGTCATAAGCCCTTTAAAGAACGGGGTTCCCAGTCCATCCATGTTCTGCCTGTGTATGCCTTTATATTTTGCATTCTGATCCGTCTGCTTTGCAGCATTATACTGCTTCTGATAAAAGCCTTTGTATTCCCCTTCTGCTATGTCAAACTGCATGACAAATCGGTCATGCCCGTTATACTCCTCCTGCCTGGCTCCTAAGACTTCGCATATGTATAGGCCAGCCGGAAGCTGTACAGACTCTCCCGTGTAAGCCGGTGCCTCATCGTATCCCTGTGGTTTTGCTATCATAATGTCTCATCCTCTCTTTCTTGATTCTTTGGGTTTTCTATCCCGTAATACTGCCGGATGGTGTTGTCCACCAGCAGAAGGTCATTGTCTATCTCTATCTCCGGAAACATGTCATCCGGTGATTTACTTACAGCTCCGTCCCTCGACTGGGTCACAAAGACGTAGCGTTCACCCTTAACAGCGCGCAGAATGATGGTAAACATGCCGGGAAGGCAGACTTTTTCGTCCAGCAGTTTCCCGATTGTTTTAGGCCCGATGTCTCCGAATTCATTGACATCCTCATGCATGATAACGTATACGATCCGATCCTCCGGCACTTCATTGGAAATGCAATCAATCAGCCGGTAAAAATCATCCGCGAGTTGGTTGTACAGACCAAACACTGCATTCCCTTTCCCGGTCGTACTGTGTCCATCCATAAATTGCTTCGTGATCAGGTATCCTGCATCATCAATCACGATAGATTTCGGCCACTGCTTGCTTTTAACAGCCGCCTTGATCTTTCCATAGTCAGTGCACACGTTTCCTGCAAGTTTTCCTTTGAAGGGCAGCGGCTTGTTTAATACACGGATAAGCCCGAAGTCCTTTCCAACACAGTTTTTCATGCTCCGGCTTTTTCCTGCGCCGGATTTTCCTATAATCAGAACTGGAATTCCCATTATCTTCCCTCCCCGATTTTGCTGAAATCAATCGCGAAAACAGCATCCATGATTTCTCTTGCATCATCCCTAACCCCGTCAAGCGGTGTAAATGCATATGCTGAATGCTCGTTTTTATACAGCAGGATGCCTCCGGATTCGCTTACGGATGCCGGTCCAGATGGCGCATTCTCATCTCCCAGCTCGCTCAGGTCGATGATCTCGCAGCAGGTTTCCGGCACGGCCAGAATGCTTCCGGATGTATTCTGCTGCAGAAGCCGTACCTGGGAATGCTGGTCTTTTATGACGACCGGCGTGACCGTATAGGCATATCTGCATTTCCGTTTCATTTCTGGAAGATCATACAGGCTGTTTTCTGCTATCTCATACTGGATCGGCTCATCCTTCTTTGCCTTGAACATGCATCCCTGCTTGGGCAGTTCCCCGGTATATTCCATTACGGCCGCCTTCAGCCAGTTCGGTATGTACCCATCCTCCGTCCATGTGATCCATCTTCCTCCGGCTACGACCAGGCCGTCATAGACCCGTCCTACCGTAAGCCCTTCCCATCGGAAGGAGCTCTTGATCAATTGCTTTAACTTCGTCTTGCTTAAAAACATTCTATTTCCTCCTGTTCTTGCCATCCGAGTGCCTCGCGGATATAATAAAAACAGGTTTCTGGCAAAACCAATTTTATGAAGGGAGGCCGCAGG